TCGTTACCTCTTCGTCTCACCGGTATATGCACATAACTGGCAAATGCTTCCGCATCCTCCGGCTTAAATTCGTATAATGCCATCTAACTCACCTCACTCTTCCAAACTTTCAAACCATGCCTCCGCCGCTTCAACTTCCTGCTTGGACTGAGCAGCTACATTGTTTCCTTTATTCTCTTGGTTAGAATTATTCTCCTTATTGTATGTGCCGACCGGTTGCTGATTTGCCGCCGACTGATTGCCGACCGGTTGCCGATTGGTTGCCGACACACTCCCCGAAAAACCTTGATAAAGCCCGTAATTTACAATAAAAATGGTTGTCTGATGTGTCGTTGCTGACACCTGCACCATTCCGTCACTTTCCAGCTGACGTAAAAAACGGCTTACCTTATCCCTTCCCCAACCCCAACGCTCTGCCAGATATGTAATACTACGGTAAACAGTTCCCCGTTTACCGTGTATCACCTCATCCTTGAACACAAACTTTTCCTCTTTGTAATTAGCAAGCATAATCAAGTCAATCCACGCCTGCCCTTTCGAAAAAGGCTTTTCATCCCAAAGCCAATGTTCCTGCAAGGAACGATGAACCCCAACAAAACCTTTCTGAGTATTCATCCAAACTCACCTCGTTCTAACCGTTCTTTTAAGTCGCGGTATAATATTTCCTTTATCAGTTCACCACTGGTCTCTTCCTTACAAAAAATAAGGTTGACATTATACCGCACCATAAATGCAACCACAGATGCCTTAAATGCCTTAGAGTTCATGCGTGTACGATATTTCCCGTTCAGCAAATTCTCCCACGAGGCATTTTCTGTAATCAAATACACCCGTGCTCCCATAGCCGCAGCACGTTCAAATTCATGCACAAACCGCCTGCGTCCCTTGCAAAAACAGGCTGCCAATTCATCCAGACTCATTTTGCGCTCCACCACACACAGCGGTTCCACCGTTTTCTCTACATCATAAAGAAAGCTTCCGTCCGGAAGTACTGCATTACACGTATAATCCCCGTAACTCAACGTAGCCCGACGATACGGGCATTCGAAACGCTCATATCGTTTCCGTGCCCGCTCTGTCGGTTGCTCACGTGTGTCAATCAGGATTTCTATGCTTTTCAGTACTTTCTCCTGCTCTAACACAGTCATGGTTCTTACGCAAAAGGAAGTTCTGCGTCCAAGCCATCCGGTACGTTCATAAATCCGTCCGCATCCGTGGTCACTGCAGCACCGGTCTTACCCTGCCCTGCTGCCAACAACTTATCCTTCGGGAGCGTATATCTGCCGGAACGAATAGCGTCCACCTTACAAACGGCTGCCAAATTTACACTTTCCCCGATAGAACCATCATTCTTTTCATACTGGCGATTATTGAACAATCCGCCAACTAAAAGGCCTTTGAACTTTGCTTCGTCCCAGTCAAAATGATACCCCGGATTGCTTTCCTCCAATGCCTCAGTGAACGTCTTGAACTTGCGCTTTGTCCAACCATCCTGCTCTGTACCGTCATCCTTCGGAACATTCAAAAGATAATTGCAGTGCCACTTCTTATCTTCCGTCTGCTGATTTTCATAATCCCTACGGAAGAAATCGCGGAACTCACCCTCTGCCACATCCATCTGAATCTTTACATACTGACCGATGGAGTTTTCCTCCACGGTCGCACCGAGAATACGCATCACGTATCCACCTTTCGGGAGAGTCTGAATTTCTCCGTAACTCTTTGTCTGTGCAAAATCTCTAAAGCTCTTAATTGCCATAGTCTTACCCTCCTTAAATTAATAATCTTTCATAACTTCGATTACCGACATAATGTCAGCATCTATATAATCCTCCGCAAATGCATCCAGCGGTGAGCGGCTGGAAGAATTATGGGAAGTTGTTTCAAACACATACCGGTCACCCATTTTAACAGTGCGTAATAACCAATTAAATTTGGAATCGATATCATTCTTCTCTGTCTTACGACCATTTGTTTTAATTCGGATACGTTCATAACCATCATCCATTCTCTCTGTTTGGGGATGGAAAAGCAGAATCACAACCAAATCTTCTCGAACAGTAGACGGATACTCAACCAAAATCCAAACATTTTGTGCAATATCAGTCCACTTATCGAATCCCTTTTCTTTGCACCTACGCATTTCCTCTGAAACCATTAAATTGTTTACTGTGTCCACAACAAAATAATTAAAATGCTTGTACTTCTCATTTGTAGCAATTGCTTTCATGCACTGGAAAACAGTCTCAGGTTCCGAGGTTCTTATATAATTCCCCTTTTCCTGACTGTATTCCTCCCGCCACCCCTTCCAGTTCAACCCTTTGCCATCGCAATCAACATAAAACGTCTTCTCCGGCGGCAATCCTTTCAGCGACGTTGTTTTACCGCTTGCAGGTTCGCCCATAATTCCAAGTAAATATGCCATACCGATTCCTCCTATCTGATGCGCAAGCTCTCCGACTGAGTGAGCTCTGCAAAATCTGTGTTGCCGTGTTCCTTCACATATGCGATAATCGCTTTCTTGTCTACCCGTGGCTCCAAATGAACCAAGAACTCTTCCGGGACATCTCCGATGATGTTCACGGAAGCAGGATTCTTCTGGATATTGAAGCTGAACAAATCCGTCTGAAACTTGCGCTTATTCAAAAGAATCATGGACTGTTCCAGATTTCGCTTCATACGCTCTACTTTGTTTTCCAGCATTTTCTTTCTTCCAGTCAGACGGGCAATCTCAGCTTCCAACGTATCTTCCTGACCCTCAAGCATGCGGATAATCTTTGCATACGCATCCGCTTTTTCTTCAATTTCGAAATCCAATGTTTCCAACGTATCAGAAAATACCTGCGGATCAACTTCACTGTCTTCCGCCATTTTCTTTAATAACAATGCCTGTCCTGTTAATTCATATAAAGAAGCACCCATGTTACACCTCCAAACCCAGCGAATACTTAATCGCCGCATCAATTCTTGCCATATCTTCCGGTCTCAGCTGCTCCACGACATCCAATACTGCCGTCCGGTCGATTGTTGCCATCTGTTCTGCCTGCACTACCGACAGTTTCAAATTGTCGTAATGCTGGAGCAACACGTGTGTGCGCATCTCCAAACGTTTAAGCTGCGAAGACAGGAAGCATACAATCAGTGTTGGACTGTACAGATTTCCCTTCTCGTTTTGAATCACGACCGCCGGATGCTTCCCTTTCATCACATGACCCTTGGAGGTTTTATTTACATCCTCCACAAAAACGACTGTGCCTCTTTTAATAACCGAACCGTCTACCATCTGTTTCTTCTCCTTTAACTTCAATAATCTTCACCGTTTCCACGGTCTCTCCCGGATTTAACACCAGAATCTGTCTTGCCTCTCCGAACAGTTTCCTTAAGAAAAACTCTCTGACATTCACTTTCCTTGTGGAAAGCACCTGTCTCTTTCTAAAATTCTTCTGCGTCAGAACGACATTCACTTCATGTTTTCTGCTACTCATAACACGCTCTCCTTTCTCTTATACGGGTTTGCCCCGGAGGTTGTTTTTCATCCCTCTAATTACAAGGAAAAAAGTCAACCCCCTCCGAAAATCCACATAAAATCAGATAGTCATGTATCTCTTTACTTTCTCTTCAATTTTGTTTAACCGATTTTTTATTGCCTGCTTTGTCACTGGTTTTTCTTGTTCAGCGGCAATCTGTTCCATCGTTTTCCCAGCACCATAGTAGTCATAAATTAAGTTTTTCTGTTCTTCTGAAAGATGGGGAAAAACCTTCTCTTTTAATGCACGAACAAGTGGGCTGTCTTTCTTTGGCTCCGCAAACAGCACCGCTTCTGGACCAATCAATTCCGGACTGATAAAAACATCACCAGAAATATTGATAACATTTGTTCCGTCCACCCTTGATGTCCCAATGCGTGCCATTCCAGTTTCGTTAAACTCATCTTCATCCGAATTGCCACTACATAAGCTCAAGTCAGCTCGACTATAAATATCCTCTGCCCCCTGAACTTCTGCATTGTCAAACCTTTGCATTACATCCATTATCTCCAGAGAAAGAACGTTTCCT